TGCTTTTTCCCAAAGGTCAGCTCTTTTCTGTCTTAGTTCGAGTGCTTTACTCATGTAAAATCAGTCCTTTCATTTTAATAAATTTAATCGGGTTTCAAGTTGTGAAATCTCTATGCCATCAGGTTCTTTGGCTATAGTTTTGAGCCTTTTTTTCATTGCTGCAACAGTGTTTGTAACCATAGCGCTTTTGTCAAATATCTCATCTTCCTCTGCTTCCTTGGCATCTTCGGTATAGAGAATTTTGTCACAAAATCCAAGGTCTAATGCCGCTTTAGCATTAAGCCAGGTTTCGGCATCCATCATTTTTGATATTTTTGTGTGCGAAAGACCTGTCTTTGCCTGATATGCATTTATGATACTTTCCTTGACTTCGTTAAGAAATTCAATTCCCTGTTCAAGTTCGGATACTTCACCGTAGAGCATCATGCTCGGGTTGTGACACATAAGCATTGAGACCGGTGACATATATACCATATCACCTGCCATTGCTATAACAGATGCTGCCGATGCGGCAAGACTGTCTATTTTGACAGTGATTTTACCCTTGTGTTCTTTTAAGGCATTGTAGATTTCGCTTGCGGCAAATACGTCACCGCCGGGGGAATTAATCCATACGGTTAAATCTCCCGAATAGCTTGCAAGCTCGCTTTTGAATGCTGCGGGGGTAACTTCATCACCCCACCACGATTCATCGGCAATAGCTCCGTTTAAGACGAGTATGTTTTCAATAACTTCCTCTTCGTCTTCTTCGGCTTTGTTTCTTACAGTTTTAAATTTCCAAAATTTATTCATTTGAAGTTTCACCTCCGTTAGTTTGTGTCCAGGCTCCTGCCTGTGACAAGTCGACCATATTGCCGTTGCACAAATATCTGTCACCGCCCATACCCTTGGGGAGCTTGTTCATATCTTCAAGTTCTCTTATTTCATCGGCACTCATCCAGCCGTTCTGACGAGCTATGGCATAGCCGTTCATTCGGCTTGAGAAATCGCCTCTGAGGATACCGTTTACATTGAATTTTGCAAAGAATTTGCTTTTTTCATCGGGAAGCAGGAGTTTTTGCCCGATGCTCTGTTCAATGCGGATGAGCCACGGTCTTATTGTGTTTACAATAAAGTCGAGACTTTGCTGTTCTATATTTGAGAAAGAAGATTTTTCAAGGTCTGCAACCATATGAGGAGGCACACGGAATATTCTGCATATTTCATTAATCTGAAATTTTCGGGTTTCTATAAACTGTGCATCGTTTGGCGGTATTGATATTGATTTAAAGGTAAGTCCTTCTTCAAGTACGGCAACACGGTGAGAATTGCTTGTGCCACCGTACACTTCATTCCAGCTATCCCTTATTTTCTTCGGGTCCTTAAGGACTCCCGGATGCTCCAATACACCGCTTGGATTTGCGGAGTTGGCAAAGAACTTACTGCCGTATTCTTCGGCGGCAATGGAAAGACCGATTGCATTTTTGGTCATTGCAATGGGTGAGTATCCGATAAGACCGTCAAATCCCAGACCGGGGATATGTAACACTTCAGATGGAGCAAGACGGAACATTCTGCCTTTGGTATCCATATATGTATAAAAGATTTCATCCGTAAGGTCAGAACGCTCGACAGTCATACCATTGGGCAGAAGCGGATATAGCGACAAAATTTCACCTTTACCGTTTCTGATAATCTGAGCATAGGCATTTCCCCATAATAAAAGATGACTGACAAGTGTTTCTCTGAAAACAAATGCAGTCATCTCGGGATTGGGTTCGTCATGAAGAATACGGTATAGCGGATGAGTATAATCCTTTTCCTTACCTTCATCGGTGTACTTGTAAAAATGAAGCGGCAGGCTTGCAATGGTTTCTGCGATAATTCTCACGCAGGCATATACAGCTGTTTGCTGCAGAGCAGTTCTTTCGGTTACCGACTTTCCTGCCCAGGATCTTCCCACATGAAACCATCCGGTGCCAACCATAGCGTTTTTAGGTTTGTCTCTTGATTTGAAAAATGATTTAAAAATGCTCATACATACCTCCTGAAAACTGGGGATTGACAAATGATAGCATTTATGCTATCATAATGTTGAGATAATTATATTTTGTATGGAGAATACTAAAGATGTATACAGTCGAATTCTACGAAAATGCAAATGGTAAATCCGAACTGTGGGACTTTCTTGAAGAACTTCGTGAAAAAGCATCAACAAATAAAGATGCACGCATACAATATAAGCAGATAAGTTTGTATATTCAGCTTCTTCAAGATAATGGTACACGGTTGCAGGATAATATAACCAAGCATATTGATGATGGAATTTGGGAGCTTCGCCCCGGAAACAACCGTGTTTTTTATTTTTTCTTTAAAGATGACACATTTGTTTTGTTGCATCATTTCAAAAAGAAAACACAAAAAACTCCACGCAGAGAAATTGATAAAGCAAAATCTGAACGTGAAGAATATTTATTAAGAAAGGGGAATAAATAATGAGAACCTGGAATGATTACAAGGAACATGTAAAATCAGTTGATCCTCAGGCAAAGAAAGATATCGAAGAGATTGAAAATCTTTCTGCAATTATTACCGCTGTAGCTGCAAAGCGAAATGCACTCGGTATCAGTCAACGGGAACTTGCAAGTATGTGTGGAATCCCGCAATCTTCGGTGGCAAGAATAGAATCATATAAAACGACTCCTAATCTCGACACACTACTTAAAATAATGCAACCCCTTGGTTTGAAACTTACTGTATCAGCAATAGAATAATCTATATCACCAAAATACCTCTCTCGTCATAAACGGAAGAGGTATTTGCATTTGTATTTCTGATTGCTCTGTCCAGTGCCATTATAGTTGCAACAGCACCATCAATACGCTCTGTCGAGTGTTTCTTTGACGGTTTTATATTTTCTGCAGCATCCGTTTCAACACACACATTGTCAAAGTTCCATCTGAGAACCGGATGCATATTATGGATTATTTTATTTTTGAGAACAAGTGTGAAGAATTCTTTTGTAGGCGGACTCATATCTTTAAATCCTTGACCGAAGGGAACCATAGTCAAGCCTTCGTCCATAAGATTAAGAATTATCTGAGTTGCATTGTATCTGTCGTATGCTATTTCTTTTACAACAAATTCGCTTGCGAGCTTTTTTATATCTTCTTCTATCCGTCTGTAGTCTACTACGTTGCCCGGTGTGGTTCTTATGTGTCCCTGTGCATTCCACACATCATATGGCACATGGTCTCGGTTTACCCTCTTTTTGAGATTATCTTCCGGTATCCAGAAGTACGGCAGAATTATGAATTTTTCGCTGTCGTTTCTCGGAGGGAACACAAGTACAAAAGCGGTGAGGTCAAGGGTTGTTGAAAGGTCAAGTCCGCCGTAGCATTCTCTGCCTTTGAGGTAGCGAATGTCAAATATATCATTACAGTCGTCATATGCTTGCATCGACATCCATCGTGTACTTTGCTTCACCCATTGATTAAGACGAAGCTGTCTGAAGATGTTTTCTTCGGCAGGATTTTCCATTGCACTGAGGCAGGCATTTCGTACCTTTTCAATATCAATAGTGTATCCGAGAGATGGGTTGGCTTTGTACCAGTTTTCCTCTTTTGTCCAATCCTCTGTGTCCGGAAGACCATATATTGCAGAGTAAAACGTGGGATCAATTTTTCTCCCTTCCGATATATCAATTGCTTTTTGATGCTGTTCAAAGCATATGGATTCTCGGTCGGTTCCGGCAGTGGTTATGAGAAAAAACAGAGGTTGGGACCTTGCATCACCGGAACCCATCGTCATTACATCGAAAAGGTCACGGTTTGGCTGGGCGTGGAGTTCATCGAAAATAACGCCGTGTACATTGAGACCGTGTTTTGTGAAGGCTTCTGATGAAAGCACCTGATAAAAACTGTTTGTCGGTTTGTATACAAGTCTTTTTACAGACATTATCGGTTTTATTCTTTTTTTCAGTGCCGGACACTGGTCTACCATATCAACAGCAACATCAAAAACGATGGATGCCTGCTGACGGTCAGAAGCACAGCCGTAAACCTCCGCACCCCATTCCATATCACCGCAGGTAAGATACAGTGCCACACCTGCGGCAAGCTCTGAGTTATGTGTCGGAATCATTGATTTGCCCGCAAGATAACAGTGGCTTTTGCTATCCACCTGGATACATTGCATTTTGATTTTTTCATTTAATGGCTCAATATTTTCCAAATAATGAAAACAAGAGCGAGTTTTCTTGACCCTCTCCCGGTTTCTTGATATTTTTCTGCGTAATTTGGAAGTTGGTTGATCATCAAATGTAGTAAATCTGATTATATACAGTGGTTCTCCGGTTGGCACATTAAACCTTGTGGACGGTTTTTCGTGAATGGTATTCTTGATTCCGAGACTCCATAAAAGTTCTCTTACGCTTTCTGCAAGTTGCTTTATTGTGCTCACATAAATACTTTGTGATTTTTCGGTTGAGATACATCCGTCTGAATCCATAAGTCCTTGAAGAAGCTCCCATCTCTGAGCTTCAGAGGCTCTTAAGTACTGTGGAGGTATTATCTTATCACGAAAATTATCAACAAGTATATTTTTCAGCTCTTTATATACAAGAATATGACTCCCGCCGCATTTTTGCGGATAGCAGTTGTGAAGATTATATGGGATAAACGAAATGATATCCTGAACATCGGAATCTCTGACGGTCAGTTCCGGTTTTGTTGAATTGCCGTTGCCAAGCCAATAGCCGTAGGTGTATGCATCAAGTGGGAGTTTTGCATTTGATGTTTTGAGTGGTTTTGTGACGGGAATTCTTATTATAGAGCGTCTTGCTTCTCGTGGATTATCTTTAAAGCGTTCTCTGTAGCCTTTTACATTTTCATATATCTCTTTGGTCTTCCATATTTTGTGCTGAGTTTTACCATGTGTATACTCCAAATCCCACAGATGATTCTCTCCGGCAATAATTGTACTTCCGTCACGAAAGGTAAGCTTATATGCCTGCTCAGTATCATCTACCATACTTTTTGCAACCACACTGCATATATCGCCGTTTTCATCAAAAACCTTATCTCCCGGCTTGATTTCACCCATGGTTTTAAATCCGTCAGGTGTTGGGATAGGAGTGTCAAGAGCAAGCTGCTTTCCGTTCTTTTTTGGTATCTCAATATATGCCGTGTTGTATTGACGGTAACCGTTTTCTTTTACTGTGCCGAAGATATCGGATATAATTTTTTGTTGCCACGGAAGGAGTGTAAACGGAACACCATGCCATTTACCTTTAGTGTGCTTCAGAGAATTTATGAAATCAATGGTACGCTTTGCTTTGGCTTCATCATGCATTGGGTTTGTCACCACCCAAACTCAGAAGGTTTTCCATTATATCGTCTTCGGAGTCGCCTGATCCTTCAGAGGATATACGGCTTCGTGATGAAGGCGTAAGACCGAACTCCTGACAGAAGTTTTTCATAATAGTAAGGTATTTATGAGCAATTGCAACCTGCGGAACTTGCTGCCAATATCCGGAGGGTGTCTTCACAATGGCACCATGTTTGGAAATGAATTCTTCAGCTTCTTTCCACCGTGCATATGCTTGACAGTATCCGGCAAAAGCTGTCATGTCAACCTCTGTCAGAATTCCCATCTGTTCCATTTGCTTTGAAAGTCTGCGCCATTCCTTTTTGGCTTCGTCATCGAGCCACTTGGGGCAGGCAGGAGCTTTCTTCTTGGGTTTTGGTTCATTTTTATTGAGCACACGCTTTCCGGGATTTCCCTCAAGCGCTTTTATTGCCGTTGGCTTTGGCTTTCTTCCCTGTGCCATAGTTAACACCTCCTTTACGGCATAAAAAAAGACCTTTTCAGGTCTCGAAATAACGAACAGAGCCGTATGGCTCCGTTCAAGTTATATTGTTTTTTTTGGTATCAGAACAATCCCCATTCTGCGAATTTCTCAAATCCGCCGAGCGATGAAATGTATTCTCTTGCAATTTCGACAATTTCGGAATAAGGTTTTCCGTCTACTGTTTCATCACCGATTGCTACGCTGAGTGTTATTGTTTCTCCTGTTTCCTGTGCTTTTAAAAAAGCATATATATTTACGGAAACATCCGCTTTGCTGAGGTCTTTTCCGTGAAGTCCTCCGCCGGTTACTCCGTCTGCCATATCAGAACCGAGCTTTCGGTTTGTAGCTCCGGTATCCACGTCTGTTCCACCTGTCCAGTAGCCTATTGGGTTTATAACGGCATCAGGATAGAGGCTATGCAGTTCATTCCCAGCGTGGCTTTGGCAGATTATGAGCTTATCACCATCAAGAATGTATTTTCCGTCGGTGCCGTATTTGGAATATATCTCCCCGGCAATATGTGAGATTTCCCATTGTTCATCGGTGAGAGGAACGCCTTTGAATATTCCGTTATCACCGCAGCGGATGTTGTCGGACTGATTTTTTGCAAGATGCTCATCCTGACAATATAATTTGAAATCGACCATGATGTCATCTCTTTTACTGATTCGGTGAACGGCTCTGCAGACTTCGATTTT